GGGGGGGTAGTACTCCATCGGGATATGAAGCGAACTGCGCAGCTTTGTAAATCGGAAATCTAAAACCACCGCCTGCGGTCATCTCCTCCACTGCCTTAATCGTAGCTACCAGCGGGGCATTCTCCGTTATCGTTGCGCCCTTGCCTGCGAGCGCCTTGTTGAGCTGTCGGAGCTTGCCTTTGAGGTCAAGCACAGCCTCCTCGGCTCTCTGCTTACTGCTCTTCTGTGCCATATACTACTGCCTTTATGAGGTTAGCGAACGAGCCGATGGTGTCTGCCCACTCCTTCCTTGATAGCTTCGGATTGTCGTCTGTCTCCTGCAGGTAGACTTGATAGGCGTCATCGCCCTTGTCGCCCTTTGGGACAGCAGGTCCAATGGGACCAGCTTCTCCCTTATCGCCCTTTGGGCCAGCCGTGCCAGCTCCACCACCTGCTCCGCCCTTGGGCATAATGTCCTCCATCCACTTCTGCAGAGATCCTTGGTATCCGTTCTCCACAAAAATCTCATAGGCGCTCTTGCCGTCCTTACCCTTCAAGCCTTCCAGCACGTTAGCCTGCACCTTGACGGGCGTCTCGTTGCTCCCGTACTTCGTCACCTTGCAGAGGTCTACTACTATCTCGTAGTCGTGGTAGCCGTCGGCATACGCAGGGTCGGGGATACGCCCCGTGGCGGTGAGGGTGTAGACACCCAGCCCCAGCTGTCGGGTCACCTCTGCCGTGACCTCCACCACCAGCTTCTTATCCTCAATAGTGTGCGGTACGGGAACGCACCCTGCCCCCCCGCTCTCGCTCGCCACCTTTACGCTCAGCTCCTCCAGCTCGGCAGGGTCGAGGACTTCTCCAGAGGGCTGTTTGACCAGCTCCACGGGGATACGCTTGTCCGTGCCACGCTGCACCAGCTGGAGCGTCTTGCCTTGCTCGCTCTTACTTCCAAATGGTCGCATATAGTTTTGTTTTGGTCGGGGTGGTTGGTTGCAGTGGAAGGCGGTCACCCCATTACCGCCCGCCCTGCTGTGTAGCTATTTCAGCATGGTGAAGTTCTTGCCGTCGTTCGTCGTCATCGCCTCCTGCCGTGGCATTTCGCCGAGCGGAGGTATGGCGACGTGTACCCACACGCTCTGCCCCTTGCGCTCGAAGATCACCTGCTGGTATCCTCCACGCTTGCGGATGAGGTCGAACAGCTCCCGCAGTCGCTCTGGACTCTTCGCTGGTACGATGTCAGCGGCCTGACCAGCGAGATGCTGGCTCTTCTTCACGCCACCGACGGCGTGGTTTACGTCCCAACTTCGGAAGCCCGAGGTCACCTTGATGGGCTCGCGGAACTCCTCACGTATGCCATCAAGATAGTCCATAAGGCGCAGGAGGTCGCGCTTCTGCGTGGCGTTGGGGGTGTTGTCTTTTCCGAGGCGCGCGGCCGTTTGGCTTCGCGTCAGCTCCTCGAGGGTGAAATACTTGCTCATAGTCTATTCTGCTTTTGCGAGGTTACGGACTTCATTCAGCGCCTTTGCCAGCTCCTTTGCCAGCTCCTGCGTCTGTTTGGCGCTGTTCTTGATCGAGGTAGTATCGTGCTTGGGGAGGTTTTCCCAAACGCTCCAGCCCTCCGTGGCGACTGCCCCGATCGACGCAAAGACAGTCATATAGGGAAGCTCGGGGATCGATATGCGCACCTCGAAGTCGATTATGAACAGAAGGACGTCGATGAACGCGAATATGGCGATGACGAGGTAGTACCTGATGAGCTTGCCGAAGACACGGCGCGCGATGCTCGACTGGATCACCTGCTTGTTACGCTTCGCTCTCATTATGCCTGTGATCGTGTCGACGATCACGGCGGCCAATACGATGAGCATGGCTACCGCCATCAGCGTCGCCGTCTCATACGCCTCTTCGGGGGAAAAGAATTTAAACATAGTCTTTGGTTTTGGTTGGTTATCGTGTTTTATGTCGAGCAGCTACACTACTTAGCTGCAGAATATCCTTAGCGCGTATCTTACCCTCTACCTCCACTCGGATAGACGCTGCGGAGGTCAAGTGATTGGCAAGTCTGCCCTGCTGCGCCTTGTTAAGTATCAGCTCGCCAGGATTGACTCGAGCGAGAACTCGGTCGCCAGAGCCATCACCACCTGGCACGATACCACCATTGGCGAACTTCGGTATCTTCTTAGCCGAAGACGAAATGAGTGCTATTAGACCGCCAACAGCAACCGCAGCAAGAGCCACACCGACAAATGGGATGCCCGCGTGAGCCTTAGCAGCCTTAGCAGCCGCCCCAACAGTGTCAGCAGAGGTCTCGGCCTGCGTAGCCGCTATACGCGCCGTCGTAAGACCTAACTCCGTGGCGGTAGATGTCGCCTCCGTGGTGGTCACAAGCGTTCGACCTGCAACCTGCTGTGCCGTGAGAGCCTGCTCGGCTGCTGCCGCCACCTGTCGGGCCTGCGTAAGCCCCTCTATCATCTTCACAAGAGAGAGGATAGTGTCGATGCCCTGCGTTGCAGAGTCAAATACCGCAAAGAAGCGCTCCCACGCTGAGGCCTGCGCATCGGGGTCGAACGCCTTTTGCAACTCGCTGAATGCGCTCTTGAGGTGGCGAGCGCTCTGTGCCACGGACTTCAAGCCCGAAAACGATTGATCTTTGACCGCCTCTCGGTACTTCTTCAAGTCGGACTGAATAGTCGCCACCTTGATAGCTTGGTCGAGGGTCTTGGTCTCTTTCTGAGCCTGCTTGAGAGCCTCAGCAACATCCAGCCCAGCCTTTTCAGCCTCCTGCAACTGGCGAACGTAGTCCTCCATAAGCTGCTTCTCCTCACCCAGCTTCGTAGCTTCGTCCTTTTTGTAGTCGTAGCTCGTGTCACGCACGCCCTTGGCTGGGGTAGCGGACTTAGCGATAGAGGAGAGGTCGTTGGAGAGCTTTTCGCCCAGTTCCTTTTTGAGGTTCTCCTGCCCCTCGGTGGTCGTAGTGGTTTGGTTGGCTCGCTCACGAGTAGAGGATATGAGCTTAGCGAGTGCCTCTGCATACTCGTTCTCTTTGAGTCTGCCCTCCTCACGTGCTTGCTCCAACTTCTTTGCTTCGTCAGCGTAGTTGCGTTGTAGGCTTGCAATATCGGAGACAGCGTCTATCTCGCTCATCTTAGCCTTGACATACTCGTTGTTTAGGTCAAGCTCACCATGCGCCTTTATGGTTGCGTTCAGCTCAGCCTTAGCTCGCTCAGCCTTAGCTCTGCGCAGATCATCCTCCGTGGCAAGACCATATTTCACCTGCGCCGTGATTAGTTTGAGTTCCGCTGCACTTCTCGCCTTCTCCTCAGTTACCTCCCTTTCTACCAGCAGATGCGTCTTTAGGCTGTTGTACTGCTGGTCGTTGAGAGCCTTCTCCCCAAGGAGTGATGCGAGCTTCTCACGATATTGGGTGGCAACCTTGTCAAGTGCAAGGCGATACTCCTCTTCGGAGATAATGCCTGCTGCTCGCTGGTTGTGCAGTTCATTCAGCTCCTTGGTGGCTGCCTCTCTCGTGCGCTGCAGTTCGCTCTTCTTCTTGCTCTTCTTTGAGTCATCGTCGGATGAGCTTGAAACGCCACCTCCACCAGCAAAGCTCCCGCCAATAGACTTTACCGCACCATTGGCTTCGCCATCAATCTTGATGCGCTCGACATGTAGTTCCTTGATCTTATCTTCCGAGTCAAGGACCACCTTTGCACTCTGCTCTGCGCCGTGAAGGTCACTATATGTCAATCCCGACTTTCGGATATAATCAAAGAAGTCAAGAACCCCCTTTGACGGTGCAGATCCATTTGAAGATATATAGGCATTCTTCAAGTGGATAGTCGCAAACATAGATCCGTTCTCGTGGCCAACATCCGCACTTTTAGCAAGCGCCTTTGTGACATTTTGCATCTCACCTGCCGATATTGACTTCCCTCCGCTTTTGAGGTACGAAGAGTACAAGTCCTGAATGGGCTTTCTCGCCTCTTTGGAGGTGTCGCTATAAAAGTCAATTTCTCGGTCGAGCTGCTTGAGCTTGAGTATCTTCCCTATAATTTTCTGTATGTCACCATACTTCCCTGCAATTCGGTCAAGCGAGCCCTCCTGCAAGCCAAGAGACTTCTCCAGCTGGTGCTGTACCGTCTTCTGCTCCTCGAGCTTCCCATCCAAGCTCTGATACAGACTGAATAGTCGGGAAATCTGCACCTCCTCATCGCTTCGAGTAGACTTGATTTCCCTCTGCTTGGCGAGGTACTCATTCTGCAGTCCGTTAATCTCCTTCTGCTTACGATACCAGTCTGCAAGGGCGGTCACGATAGCCGTGATGCCTGCAATAATCGCCATAGGCGCAATCGTGGCCATAAGACCACGGATAGTCGCCAGCGTGGAAGCCCAAGCGAGTTTTACCGTGGTCGTAGCTCTCGCCCATAGAGACACCGTGGCAGATGCCGCCTTGGTTTGATCTGCGATAATATCGCCTGCGGAGCGGAACGAGAGGTTTCCTGCGTTGCTGATAGCCCTCTGCGTGTTCAGCACGCCAGCCACCGACGCAGAGGAAGAGGGGAGGTTAGTGGCTCTGCCACCAATGTTGTAGTGAGCCTTGTCCGCAGATGCCTGCAGAGCGGCAAGGCGCTTGATGCGCGCTTCCTCATTCTTCGCACGGGCTTCTGCGAGGAGCTCGCGTCTGTTGTGGTTAGCCTTATTCAGCGCGTCCCCAGTTGCAGCAAGCGAACGGGCGTTCTGCTCCAGCTTCCCAGCTAAGCGTGCTTCTTCTCGCTCACGCTTCGTGATATTAGCGAGTTGCAGGCGTGACTGGTCTGCAATAGCCTTGTCGTACTCCCGCTGGCTCTTGGAGACTATTGCAGCCTGCTCTCTCTGGAGGTCACGGATAGCCTTCTGCTCCTCTGAGGTATATCGATCGGCCTTATTCAGAGCAGAAGTAGCCGCCTTTATATCCTTTGGTGCAGTAGCTGCCTCCAGCGCACGCTTGGCAGCGGCCACTCGCTCATCCTTGGCTCGCTCTATCTGTTCTTGCTTGGCTATAATCTTGGCGGCTGCCTCATCATTGGCGCGCTGGAGTGCGAGCTTAGCATTGGCGACTCTCTGTGCCGCCTCCTCTTCGCTCCTCTGCATACCACGAAGCAGAGCCTGATGCTCGTTCAGAAGCGTACGCTTCTCTGTCTGTGCGTTGGAGAAGTTGTCTACCGCCTTTTGGAAGCGTACATCACCAGTGGCCTTGGCTACCTCCAGTCGTCTCTGCTCCTTCTCTGTTATAGTCCCTGCGGATTGAACAGCAGCCTCTGCACGCTGGAGCTGTTGCTGGGCTTCTGCGAGGGCCTTCTGTGCTTCCAGCTTAGCCCGCTTGGCAGACTCCTTAGCGGCTGCCTCGTCAGCTATGGCCTGCGCCTGCGAAGCCTTAATAACTGCACCTGCTTGGCTCCAAGTCGCAGAGAATTTTCCCCACAGACGCGCACCGAGCAAGCCCCCCGCCCAAATGTACAAGTTGGAGAGGTGTGTGCGCAGGTAGTCCAGCAGATCCTTTACCTTCTCGACAAGAGCCTTGAAGTTGTCGTACACGTGCAGAGAGTCCGCAAGGCTGGTAAAGGAGTTTTTGAGACGGCCAAGAGAACTCTCGAGGTTGTCGGTGCTGGTGTTCCCAGAGAGCTTCGCCAGCTCATCGGAGAACTTACCCATAATCTCTGCACTGCGGAGCTTCCCCTCTTTGAGGAGCTTATCCAGCTGTGACATCGACACGCCTGCCGCGTTCGCCATAGCCTGCATAGCCACGGGCATACGCTCACCAAGCTGGCGACGGAGTTCTTCGCTGGAGATCTTCCCCTTACTCATCATCTGAGTAATGGCCATCATCGTAAGAGCCGCCTCTCCGCCAGAGATACCGAACGAAGCCATAGCCTTACTGATATTGGAGAAGATGCGTTCCTGCTCAGCCATAGCAATGCCAGCAGGGGTTGCAGCCGCTTTGAACTTAGCGAACGCCTCGGTAGTGCCTATAAGGTCTGTACCATACTTATCCGTAAGCTCTGCGAGGAACTTCAAGCTACGCGCATACTCGCGGGTGTCCGTGCTGATATTGCGAAGTACGACACGCGCACGGCCTGTCTCTCGAGCCGTATTGACAAGAGAGGAGATAAAGCTACTGATAGAGGTAACGCCTGCGCCCAACGCACCAGCCATTGCAAGGGCTTGGAACTGGATGCCACGGAGCGAAGCCTTGGCGCTCTCGGCTTGCTGCTTGAACTTGTCCGCAAGCAGCTCTAATCGGACGGAAAAGGAAAGATTATTAGCCATAGGCTGGTAGGCTGAATGTGTGTATTACTTATCTGCGACTACGATTTTCGCATTCTTGAGCTGGTCAAAGATTGCTTGACCTACATCTTCGCTCTCGGTCTCCCACGGGAACGGCAGTAGCTTCTCGGGAGAGCAAACGGAGTCTTGTGCAAGGTGCGGAAGCATCGACATCCAAGTGAATAGACGCGTGTACTCGAGCTTCTCCTGCTTGCGCTTCTGTATGGCGTTCAGAATAGCTGGTATCTCCCACAACTCCATTCTGTCCATAACATACCCTGCGTCAATGCCTCCGTCCACGATTACCATATTGGCGATAGTCGTGAAGTCTGGTCCATCATCTTCTCCATCGCTGGGCTCACCACCTCCTGCATCATCCGAGATTGATGCCGTGATAGGCGTAAGCTCCTCCAGAGTGCGCTCCAGTCGCCCATATAGATGCGACGACACCTCTACGCTATCCAAGACAGACACCCACGCACTGAAAGGCATCTTGCTACCGCCCTCCTCGCATCTCTGTAAGCAGTAGATGAGAAGGGGTATCTGCTCCCCGTCTTGGATATTCAGTGTAGAGAAACTCCGCGCGGAGAGCTTCTCGAAAAGAAGTACCGCGCGGAGTGTCAGTGGGAATGGCACGCTGTCCATTAGAGCGTAATCCCTGCGGCGGTAATCGCTTCGGTGCTGCCGATTTCCTTATCCGCCTTATCCTTGAGAGGACCAGAGCCGTTCAGCGTGCAGGTGAAGGTCTCGTACTCGCCGCCCGTGCTATTCTTGCTAAGGTCGGAGATAGTGACCATACCCTTACGGAGAATTGCGCCCTTGGTTACAGTGCGAAGGCCTGCCGCATCCTCTGCGATAGTCACCTCGCAAATCTCGAATGGTACAGCCTTGCCCGATGCTGCGATATTCTCGAGGGCGTTGTAGGACAGATGCCCAGCGGAGTTCGACACATACGCTTCGATAGAGGCGGACCAGTCATTACGACCTCCGAGCTTATCGGGGCTCTTGCCCGACATCTTACTGGAGATTTCGATAGTCTGGGGCGTGAACTTGAAATCATCCTTCTTCACGTATGGGACGAACAGCCCACCGATGAACATACTATACGACTCGCCTCTGACGAGGTCCTTGTTCTTATCGTATTTGGGGTTGGGAGGAGTTTGAGTTGCCATAAGAACTGCTATTTAGTTATTGGTTTTGGTTATGATATTTCGAACGTAAGTGACTGGAAGAACTTACCATCAGAGTAGCCCTCTTCGGATTCGTCGAGCGTGGCACGTGTTTCTCGCCAGCCCATCGTCTTCCCGACCTCATCATTGCGCCCTCCATCGAGGACAGCATCCACAAGCTTCACAAGCTCGATAGAGCTGTCGTACTCATCGGAGAAGCATAGCACGGTTACATAAGCCTCGCTGTGCGTGTCGCCTGACTTGTCGCGGTCACGACCATAGGCGCTGCGATATACGATTATGTAGTCGCCAGCGGTCTCTTCGGGAGCTATCACTGGGAAGATTTTATCCCCTACAAGCTCACGCAACTCCTCACACGCAAGGAGCTTGCTACGCACCCACTGGGCGGTGTGCCATTTTCTGTTGTTGTCGAGATAGATACTCATACGTTGGTTAAGACTTTCGTGACACCTGCGAGTAGTATTCGCTGTGCGCGTGGCGTGCTTCTCTGCTTCGCGTGCGTCCAAAAGAGGGTGGGAAGCACCCTGCCTCTGAACTTCCCGCTTCGGGTGTATCTGTCAGCCGTCCCCTTGTCAATGAGGTGGGCGTGGTTCGCAGCTTGAGACTCCTGCCCCATGGCCGTAGCTCCATTGACATAGAGGAAGCCGATTGACACAGACACTCGTCCGCCCCTGCTTCTTCGAGGCATACGCCTACGAAGGCCTCTGATGAGGTTGCCTCTCGGTACGTGTCCATTCCTATTCGGCTGTTTGTACAGAGGAGGCAGGGTAGTGCGAACATCCTGCTGGTACACCTCCGCAGCCCGGAAGAATGGCTCACGAAGGCTCTCGGGGCTTGGGGCCTCCTTGAGCCTACCGATAAAGGACTCTACCTCGGGGAATCCGTTGAGAGAAACTACATATGGCATACTCTATTCGTCTACATAGCGAGCTGTGACCTGCACCGTTCTGTCAAGCATAGGCTGGAGCAGCACGATGCGATAGAGTGCACCATTGAAGCGAAGCCACCCAGAGGTAGATAGACGCTTATCAGCACGAACAACGAACACCACAGCCGAGGTATCGACAACCTCACGGGCCTGCAAGCCGTCTTTGTCGTAGGTCGGGCGAAGCGTTCGGAGGTAGGCACGAGAGCGGAAACTCTCTACCAGCTCCTCCTTTACTGCGCCCGACGCACTCTGCGTCTTTACAGCCTTGAGGAATGTCAGTCGGTGTGTGAATGCTCCTGCGTTCATCGCTCTAATCGGTATCTGCCTATGAGTGAGCCAAGCGTAAACGGAAGCTCCGTCACGCGGCCAACACGATACCCCTCTCGGTCAGCATAGAAGCGTGCGACTATCATTCGGAGAGCGTGCCGAAGCGCTGGAGGCAAGTCGCCTGATGCCTGCTCCACCTCGACCAGAGGCCTGCAGAGAAGCCCAGAGAGATAGTCCTCGGCTGTATCAATTAGCTCAATAATGAAGTCGTCATCCTCATCGTGGTCTACGTTCAGATGCTTCTTTGCTTCCTCGAGAGAGATATATGTGGGCATAGCTATTACTTACGCTTCAAGCAGGCGAATGCTTCTGCACGGAGGACCGTGAGAGAGTAATCGCCATTGAGAGTGAAGTCGATGCGGTCAGTGATGCCGTTGTACTGGGCATAGAGGCGGTCGCCATTGCCGTGGTGAGCAAGTACAGCATAAGACAGCACACCGAAGAGAATAGCATCCTCGGGCATAAACGTAGTAGAAACTACGGGGTAGCCGTTCATATGCCCATTCTCAAGGATCATCTGGGGATTACCCTTTTCTACTGGAGTAGACTTGAGCAGGCAGTAGGTCTTGGGATGCACGAAGTAAGCGGCACTGCCGTCTACCTTGACATTCTTGCCGAGAACCTCTGCCTCGATAGTTACTACGTCCTTAATGGTGGGTGCTGTCGTGCTATTCCACGCACCAGTGATAGGTGTGCCGTACGGAGTAGCGAGGATACTCCCGATACCATTGTTGGGAGCAACTGGCGCAGTCTTAGCGAACATAGCCGTGTTGATAGCCGTACCGACAGCCTGCCCAAGTCGCTCAAGCGTGATAGCTCGGAGGTTGAGGTTGGTTGCCGTGATGGCCTGCGAGGTCACTGGCACATACACACCGACGCGCTCGGGCTTAGCGGCGATCTTGTCGAGGTTGAGGTTCTGGTCGGTAAGAGCGACATTTTCCCCTGCGATGGTAGCCGTAACGCCTGCAAGAACTGGCCATACGGGCTGACCAACTACACCCGACTGCATTTTGAGACCTACCTTGGTATGGATAAGCTCTGCCTCGAGTGGCTGTACGACATCTTGGATAACCGTAGGCTGTGCGTTCACTACGTTCGTGGTCATCGTAGCGGCACGCTCCTCGATAGTTACAGCCTGATGCGAGTTCACTGCGCGGGTGGCTGCATCGAGGAAACGCTTAGCGGCTTCCACCTGCTCGCCAGCAGTGTCGGGCTCGAGTGCCTTGGAAGCGGCTGCGTTGATGCTTCGCTCCTGCAGGTCTTCGCTAACTCGGACAAGCTCGCGCTCTTCATCTTCGGTCAGCGCACCAGCATGGCGCTTACCCTGCAGCTCCATGAATCGCACGTGCAATTCGTGCAGCTGTTCTTGTTCCTTTGTCATAGTTAATTGGTTAAATGGTTAAAGGTTGGACTTAGTCATATCAGCCCAGCGAAGAGCGCGCTCTGCCAATGGCGTACGAGCAACTGGCTCGGGAGCTTCCTCGGGGGTCGTTTCTTCTTGGACTGGTTCGGGAGTAGGCTCTTCGGTTGGCTCGGGTAGTCCTCGCTCCTCATCAAGAGCCCGCTTTGAGCGTTCAGCGGATGCTGTGGTTGCTGGATAGGCTGGCGTGCTTACCACTGACACATCCCCGATATACGAGAAGTGGTCAATGTGACGAAGCCACGTGCCATCAGAGAGCTCTTCCCAGCGAGTGTCACCCTTCTTTACGCCGAAGAGGAAGGAAGAGCCACGGAGATCGCCACGGCGGAGAAGCTCAAGCGTATCGTTGCCTAACTGAGTATTGGGTGCCTCGAAGCTGTACTGCAGTCCACGCTCAGTAATGGTTAGCTGAAGGCTGCCACTCCCGTTGGTGCTTCGTGCAAGCAACTGCTTTCTGTCGTGCTCATAGAGAGCTAAAATATCGGACGAGCGTAGAAGCTCTTCTGTGACTGCGCCCTGGTGGACGATCTCGCGAAACGAGCGGTCTTCCCACCAGTCGTACATCACTTCGCTCTCCTCATCATAGACGATGGCAAGCCCCTCAATGGTGCGCTTCTCTTCGCCCACCAAAGATGGTGCAGATAGCGAGCTGAGGCTACTCCTTCGTTCGTATATGCTATTCGTATTGCTCATAGGTTTTGGGCTTTATATAACGTAGTTATAAGGCGTATTTTGACACCACTTTTCGCTATTCCTCTGCGCTTTTGGATGGATCTCCATCTGGGTGCAGCTCCTCGATGCTCGGACGAGAGGAGATCGGAGCTACGTTGCACGAGATAAAGAGCTGGTCGCCACCCTCTCTGGGCTCTCTATTCTCGAAGATGCGCCCCTCGTTGGGGGTCATAACGCCTGCTTCCACACTGCTCTTTACGTACTCCGCACGTGTGCGCAGGTCGGTGGCGAATAGTAGGGAGAGGTCAAAGCGGATGCGCTCGGATGCTCGCCTTGATCTTGGGAGGAGCTTCACAGAGAACTCTTGTTGAATTTGCATGATAAGGGGCTGGAGCGTCTGGTTGAGGAAGTTAATCTGCGAGTTCTCCGCCTCCTTGTAGTTCGTGCTTTGGTCTGCGAACACCATATAGGGATGCACCCCGAAGAAGCGACATATATCCAGCACGGAGTACTTGCGCACCTCAAGTAGCTCTGCATCGGCATTGCTAATAGAGGAGTCTATGAATTGCATAGACCCAGACAAGCGGACAATTCTGCGCCCCTGAGCAATCTCGTTATTCACTCGGTCTACCACTTTATCTGCCACATCAGAGTCAAGTGCGCCAATCCCTTGCAGTTCATTTCCACCCACGAGGAAACCGCTCTTTTGGTTGCCTGATAGCAGTCCTTCATTCGTCTGTTTATCTGCATTGGCGCTAAGTGACATAGAACTCGAAGCGTACGTAATGGTGGAAACGCCAGTATAGCCACCATCGAGACTGTTGTTCTTTAGGTGGATAATCTCGTCAGCAGTGAACACACCGTTGATATTCCACACATCGTCCGAGACGCTGTAGGTATTGCTATGCTTGTCGTAAAACACTGCGCCATCCCCAAGCAGGATAATATCCAGCAACTCGCCTCGAGTGGAATATCGAGGGTAGATATAAGCATTCCCCGAGAGGAGCAAGCGAGCAACTATATTCTTGAGCAGAACGAAGAAGTTCTGCCTGCTATTCGCCTGTCCCGCAAAGAGGGTATTTAGCTGCGTGTTCCCAGCATACTGGAAGATACTCCCCGAGCGCTTTAGGTGCTGTAGCTCGAGCGATGCGATAGTCCCAGAGAGAATATCCACACATCGGTACACGCTTGCAATGGTCATTGCTATGTCCGGGGTAGACACTGACGCTCCGTTGAATCGATTTACGAACTCCTGCACGCTTCCGCCAGATGCGCACTTATCGCCACCAGCGTAGTACGACCGCTTGAAGAAGCGAGTGAAAAATTGAGAAATACTCATTTATACGATAGTTTTGAAGTGGTTGAACAGCCAAAAGCCCATTAAGCACGTGATAGCTCCGTCAATCTTGTCCGAAGCCACCGCCTTGACGGGCTTGCGGTTTTCGAGTCGGTCCTCGTCTATCACAGCGTTGCCAAAGCAGTATGCCGTGATAGGATTAGGGTCAAACGTGATGCTATCCTGAGACAGAGCAAGCTCAAACGACATCACAGCCGTGTTAAACGATCCGTTCGTCTGCGGTATAGCCTCCAAATACGACTTGCCGACCTGAGGGGTAGATCGCAAGAGGTTGGTGAACTCGAGAGCCTTGTAGGGGTCGTAGCCAATCTTGAGGGTAGATAGAGGTTGTCGGAGGATGGTCTCCACGATGAGAGAGTAGTCGATGCTGTCGCCCTTACAGAGCGTCAGATAGCCGTCATCTGCCCAGCGCTTGTAAAGCTCTCGGTTTACGTGTGTGGCGAGCATTCCCTCTGGGAAGAAGTAATGCGTGATAGCGTGGAACGGGCAGACCTTGGTTCGCCCCTCTGGTACACGACTGGGCGTGTAGACAAGGAACGTAAGCGCACTAAAGTCATCACGGACGGACAAGTCCACAGCGCACATCGCACGCATCTTGCGAAGCGACTCCATGGGCACGTGCATAAACGCCTTCTCAATCGTCTCACGAGGTATCCATATCTCGCGCTCGTCTCGGGCGAATATATTGAGGAGCTTGTTGCGGAACGCCTTCATATCCCCTGCCGTGAGCTGAGCCTTCTTGTACTCTGCTTCGTAGTACTCGGGGCGCACCGTTACGCCCAAGTGAGGCTGAACCTTTTGCCACGTATTTGGATCGCCCTCCTCGTCGTCTATATCTGGCTCAAAAATGTGTGCGAAGATGCTATCATTCTCCACCTCGCCTCGGAGGATAGACTTATAGGCATCCAGCATCTCCGTAAATGGCGTATCGAGTTTGTCGCTTGCGGTAGTGATCACGAACGTAAGGGGATTTCTCCGTGCACCCATTGACGAGGTCAGGACACTCTTTAGCGCATCACTCTCCGCCTGTGCATACTCGTCGATGATCACCAGTGAAGCATTCAGACCATCCAATCGGTCTGCAGCAGACGACAGGCAGCGCGCAATAGACATCTTCCCTGGCATTCGGTTGAACACCTGTTCACGGTTGATCTTGAAGCGTCTGAGCTGAGGATCAAGCGCGCGCAGGATCTTTGAGATCACCCCGAAGCACACCTGCGACTGCTGATAGCTATTACTACCTACGTAGCTCTCCGCATTAGCATCCCCATAGAGAAGGTCATACACAGAGAGCGTAGCAATGGAAGTCGTCTTGCTGAACTTACGTGGCACGAAAAGCAGGACATCACGGACAAGTCTCCTTTCTCCGTCCTCGTGGTAGAACCAAAAGATATTGGTGAACTGGAAGACCTGCACGGGGGTAAGTGCAAAGAACACCATACCCTCGGCAGACGGTAGGCGGATATTTTCGTAGAACGTGATGAAGTGACGCACCTTCTCGTCTCGAAGTACGTACTTGCCCACCTTGTGCAGGAAGCGTTCAATAGACAGAAGCTCATACACGTTGTGCAGGCTCGGATGCTTGATGCACTCGCGTATATATGCCGATAGGCGCTTGTCGAGCTTATTGAAGCGTTGGTAGGGGATCTTAGCGCTTCGCAGACGCTCTACGACTCCGCTTTTCAGGGCTGTCGCCTCGCTTTGACTTAGTTGCTTCGTCATATATCTGCTGGAGTATGTAATTGAGCTTGTCCACCTCGTCACCGCTTGTGAACTTCGCAGTTCGTACGGTCATCTGGAGCTCGGACAGCTGAGCACGAAGCTCCTTAGACGCTTCGATGAATATAGACCACGCTGGATTGGCTCGCTTACGGGAATCGCCCTCACGGCTGAACTCCTCTACGACTATCCCATCAGACATCAGCACCGCATAAGACTCCCTGCATACGCCAGCCATCTGCGCTGTAACCGAGATTAGCGGTTCAAACGCTGGGGAGTATGCACCAAGGGCTTTGAGCCCGTCTCTTAGGAAGCTGGCGGTTTCTTCTTGGGTCATATTTTGCCGTGAAGCCTATATAATACCCTGCAAAACAGCGAATTTTGACACCACTTTATCCCCCAAGAGAAATGCACCAACAGAAGCCCCCACGCAACTTTGAGAACTCGTGCGAAGAAAAGGGAGCGAGGGGTGGTATGCAGGGGGTCTCTCCTTCCATAAAAATCGCCTCCCCCTGGTCTCGCAAAGTTGATTTTTTGGTCGTCGGGAAAATTTTGGAGGAGGGGCGGAAAAAGTGCCTAAAATATTGGAAAATAGAGCGTTATCGTTTGGTGGTTTCGTTTTTTTGCCCTATCTTTGTAGTACAAAATGAGAGGGAAACGCCCCTAACATTTTGCAACGTGAACGAACGCAAAAAGCCCCGCGCTCGTTTCACAACGGACGACGGGGCTACCATTTTTTTTAATATCACAACAAAGGTATGAAAACTAATCAGACCTACCAAACGACCTATGCAGTCGCAACGAGCTACATCGGTAGCCTCATCCAAGCAAAGAACATCAATGGCGTCCAGTGCCTACTATCATCATACGAAGAAGTAGGCTACGACATCGACGAGGAGACGGGTGAATACCCTGACGTGATGGAGTACTACCTAACCGACCTAAACAAGAGCCGTTGCGAGTGGCTTAGCCAGCACTTCGGGCTAATGTTCGCATACTGCACAGCCCTTGACTTGTGGGTACTCCTCGTCCCACACTGTGGCACTGGATGGGACTACGTGAGATTAAGCACCGACCTTGAGGAGTGTGTTGCTCCACTTGGAACAAGCAAGCTAAACTAAGCGCCCAAACAACTACCTTTACAGCAACTACTAACCACCAAAGATACAAGACAATGAAAACGAATAAGACCATCAAGCTACTCGGGAAGGAGCTGACCATATCACAGACCTACGAAAGTAGAGGGTACGGCCTAACCGAAACGATCGAAGCTATAGAGATCGATACAAATGAGCTAACCAGCCTAATCACGAGCGAAGAGGACGCGGAGCAGCTCGCCGAAGAAATGAGCGAGTACGCATACAACGAGGCATACAACGCCTGTAAGGCGCAGGCCGAAGAAGGAGAAGCGTTATACGCTTATCAAACGCTTAGCATATTTTTCAAAAGGTCGGAGATACGAAGCGATGGATATATATCAGCGTCGGCAATGTACGTTGAATGCAATGGGGGCAGTGAACGCAGCTTCACATTTGCAAACCTCGACATAGACCGAAAAGAAGAGGAAGACGAAGAAGGAGAGGAAATATCTGACAATATCAGATACAACGAGACCTTAGACGCTCTCAGTAGAGAGGAGTTCAACCGACGAATGAGCGAGGAAGAGCGCGGGGAATTTGAGTGCCTTGAGGATAAGGCACGTGAGAATTATAGACGCTTGCACCCCGAAGAGTTCGAGGGCTAAGGACGCAACGCCCTTCCGTCTATCTCATGCGGAAGGGCGTTTTTTTGCTCGCTCTTTGGCGGGCAGCTGCCTACCTATGCAGGTGGGTAGCGTTGTCGTAGTGTGAGGTAACGACCTGCACTAACGACCAAAGCGAGCGCGTGCAACTGTGCAGGCGCATAATCTTTGCCACGCGTATAACGTGGTAGGCTATCTCCTCCCAGCGGAGCGGGCAGCCACGACGGGAGCGACCAGCCCCCGCGCGATCTTTGACGTACTGACGACAAGGCAAAAAGGCGACCGCCCTAACGGGTGAGCTATGCCCAAATGCGAGCCAGCCAGCAACAAAGAGGGGCGCCCCTAATGGGTGGACTATACACCTACGCAATGGCGCTCACTCGGATAGGTAGGCGGACGCAAAGGCGGTCAATTCAGCTCGCGCGCGCTCCTTAGACGCGCTCAAGCTATTAGAGTGTAGTACCCTATGCGCCTCTATGTGGCAGGCCTTGCAAAGCGCTCTAAGGTTGCAGGGATTAAAAGCTAACTCCTGCATAGCACCGGGGCGTCCTGCCGCGCTTTCCACGGGGCGTATATGGTGCACCTCGGTGGCTGGCGTTGTCCTACCCGCTTGCTCGCAATCCTCGCAAAGAGGGTGGGCAGATAGGTAGGCCATACGCAACCGCCGCCAGCGCCTTGAGTTCATCAACTTTGTGTAATCTTTAGTCCTATGCCTCTTCATCTTGGAGGTGGTGACGTGTGGAGCTGGAGCGGTCGGAGAAGTGGCAGGCGCAGGCATCATCGTGATGATGAGCATCGCCACCTCCCTCGTGATGAGAGTTCGCGTGATGAGGCTCGTGATGAGCCACGTCCGCACGCTTATGATGAGTGGCTCGTGATTCGTTGAACTTGTCAAGCGCCCAACGCTCGTATGATTCGTAACTCGTGATTTGTGACGGAGGGCACTGCAAGCGCAATAGCGATTCGTGAAGAAGGTCACGAGGAGCGAGTGAGTCACCAGTGAGTCGCTCGGCTCGGTCTGCATACTTATCGTAGAGAGATTGATAGTGCTGGCGGATGAAGTGCTCGTACCACCTCGGAGCATCAGCGTGCGAGGGAGTGGCCTGCTCGCCAACTATTTCCATTTTGGACATACTTGATACTTGGCCATTGAAAAGAGCTAGCAGGACAGCGGTCTCCTTGTGGCCATCCTTTCTCCGTCGTCGTCTCCGACCAAACTCTGGTGCTTCCCAGTCCGTCAGAGTCTTGAATGCGTCTTGGATGGTTGTGTCGTCAGGGTCTTTCTCCCTCTGCTCTGCATCTTGGAGCAGGCGGATAGCCATAAAGATAGAAGCCTTAAACAGCTGGTGGTTGCTCTTGAAGCCGAAATGCTTGCGCAGTCTGCTTACCTCTACCGCAGCATCTGGTCCTATCCACGTCGTGATGCGCGGGTACACTTGGTGTTCTTCTTGGGGTGACATATCAGTATACATATTTCATATAGTATATTAGTGTGTCGTGGCACGGGGCGCAGGCCTGCGGTGTACCACAGAAAAGTTCATTTAGAATTCCGAGGAAATTCCAATAAAATAAAACCGCACCCCCCTTAAATGCAAGGGAGGGCGGTCTTATTGGTTACCTACCACGCCTTGGCGTGTGGTCTCTTATCATCTTCCAAGCCGAGCCTGCGTAGTCCACGTACTTCACATCCTTTTCTCCCGATAGAAGTTCAGGGCGAAGCATACGGGGAGTAACCTCGTACCTTGGGCGTAGCTGGTGGTATGTACCTCGCTCTGTGCCTTGGACTATATCAATCTCTCGACTGACAGCTATCCACTCAAAGCCTGCGTATAGTCGGTGCAGTGGATACTTACACCAAGCGAACGTACCAGAGAGCGCATACCCCCTGGTGGGCAAAGCTCCGTAGACTCTACCGAAGCAACGTGCGCGGTAAGCAGAGAGGAGATAATCATCGGAAGCCATTCTATTTGCACCGAACACCTCAGCAAGGCTCTTCCCATCACCAAGGTATCGCAGGATAGATGGAGAAGCCGAGGGGATGCCATAGCCTGCCGAGAAGTGCAGTTCGTCGTCGAAGCTTTCAGTCGTAGAGTCACTGAAAGTAAACCGCTCCCGTCTGTTCTTGGCTATATCATCACCCGTACGCCCGAGGTAGTCCGAGATCCACATCGAGGGGGCCTGTGCGAGTACTGCACTTGGGACGCTCCACAGCTTCCACTCCGTAAACTGTTCGATATTCTCACCCTTCTTCTTGTAGAATGTAGGTACGCTGAACACCTCTAACTCTAAGTGGGTGAACCCTCGAGGAGGAAGCGGAATAAACACTCCGTCCCCCTGCTGGTCGCCAATGTTCCTGCGGGCGTGCGTTATTCCTCCCCAATTAAGTTTGCTCTTATCCCCTCCATAGGAAAGGAATGGCACACTTCGAGTTGATCCTGCTGGGCCTGTCGTCCACATCAGCTCACCCGTTTGGCTGTACTGATTATATATGAGGTATAACTTCTCTCCGCTGGAGTTAGTCGCAGTCAGACTAAATGGTACGCGTGCCTCAATTAGCTGGTCCGTAAACTCCTTATTTGCCTTAGCCGAGTCGTTTATCCTCTTCGTGCCCTCTGGATCTCCGAGGTTGTAGTTTCGTCCTGACGAATTATTGGAGTACATCTTGAGGCGCTCACCCGTAACCTCGTTCATCTCCTGATAGAGATCTGAGCCAAATGAGAGTAGCAGAGGCATATCAAGACGAAGGCAGAAGTTAGATATATCTCCTACGTTCGGTATCTCCATAGTCCAAGGGGTTTTCTCGTTGAGCTTGAGTCCAAGCGGGCGCTCTGTTGAGTTCATCTGATCTCGATACCACTTGAGCATCTGCACATACCCTCGTATAGCCCCCTCCTCTTGCGCTGCATAGTTGTTGAACGACTTGGTGAGGTCGTAGGTGATTTCGTTGAGGTCAGCGCCGCTGTCATAAATCACGCAGTCCTCGTCTACCAGCTTTAGGGCTTGGTTGACATACACACCATCACGCACACGCTTCCAGCCGTCTACTCTTGCGTAGAAAACACTGTACTCCGTAAACTTTGGACTGAGAAAACCACCGAACTTTAGGCTCTTCACTCGTCCGTGGATACTCTTAGGATTCCATACCAAGGAGTAAAAGCGCCCATCCTCACCGAGTGTCTCCGCCTCTACCTCAAGTATGGCAGGAGTCTTAGCTGTACCCATGAGCGGGTCCGTTGTCCTGAATCGCCAGCCGAGGATATTCTTCGAGGATACATCAGCTCTTCCTACTGCCACCCACGGTGCATAGTCTTCAATCTTTGGAAGCTCCATACCCTTGCGAACAGAATCAAGGTGCGTGTATGTAGTCACGACAAGGTTACCATAGCTCTCATGAAGAGACAGCTCACCATCATCTCCAAGCACCTTCATCTGTACTGGAGTAAAGGACAGTTGAGCATCCTTGTTGTTAAGCGTTGCCGTAGGGGTTGCGTTGCCTTGTTCGAGAGAGGATATATCCGAAACAATGTACATACCGCTGGACTGCTCTATTCGTAGGCTAAGCGAGCTAAGAACACGCTCAAGCACCTCCAGAAGAGACATCGGAGTGTCGCTGTCCTCGAAGAACTGAGAGGTATCTACAATCAGCCCTCTCTCTCTGCGCGAAATAACATCTCCGTTCAAGGCTTCAGCCTCGGCATCATACCTTGACATCGCAAAAACCACATTCTTACGGAGGCCAAGAAGCACCCACCCTGGACGCTTCGGTGAGCGGTGGCGTTCGTGCGCCCATCCCTCGATACCCATGTACAGAATGATTCGAAGAAGCCCCTCAAGTTCCATCTTCTCCTGCACTCGTATCAGTGGCTCAAACGGCCTGCTGGTGACGGGTATTCTTGCCAATCTCCCGAAGTCATTAGCCTCGAAGCTGACAAGATACCCAGTATCTTGGTTGGCTGGCTCTTTGTAGCTCTCAGGGTCGAGAGTTCCGCACCAAAAACAATTACCAGCGCTTGTCGTCGGGTCAAACCTATCAATGCAGGCCTGCATCCACTGATCACTCAAAGTTCCATTCGCAGGAAGCTTCTCATCGCCAAGACACATCAGCACGACCGACACGTCTCCCTCGGGAGCTTGCACGAGGTGACGATACCGCTGGTCCGCTCTCTCCTCCAAGAGAGAGAATGCCAGCCTACCCTTGACTACTGGGGCAAGAGCGT